GCGTTTTGAGTTTCTTGACTGGTTCAAAAAGTCCAATACAAGAAATTAAGAACATAGCAAAAGAGGCAGATAATATAGAGAAAGGCGCAAATGCTATTGGAAAGATTGCTGATAATCTGGACAAGATTGGTGGTTTAAAGTTTGATGGTTCAAACATTAACATTAAAGATTTTTCAGCAGACTTACTGGATTCTGTCCCCGCAATTGAAGCAGCCATAATGGGTGGTAAAATTAGAGGTGGATTTTTCAGTAGCGATATTAAATATAAAGGTTTAGCATCGGCAGAAATTAAGTGGAATGATGCCGCAAGAAATATAAAAACTATTCAAGCAGCATTAAAGTTGAATACACCCGAAATCAGTTCAACGGCCTCTGTGGATGTATCAGAAGCAACAACTGGTATATTTGAATCTTTAAAGAATAGCATCGATGATCTGTCAGTTGCAATTGCATCAATGCCTAGTGGCGGGAACATAGATGCTCGCCAAAATATACGTCGAGATGGAGATTCATTTGTCACTCCAGTTGGGACAATAAATCCCCGAGCAGTGCCTGGCAATGCATTGCCAGTGGGATTTTAAAAAAAGGGGAACCAAATTTGGTTCCCCCTTTCTCTTACTCGTTTGCCAACTTTTCAAAGTAGGACAGACTATCCCCTTCATCATCATTATCAATATTAGGCGCTGGAGTAGGTTTTGTATCCACCTTTGGTGCAACCCAAGGTTCGTCTTCCATAACCGCAGCAGCGCTCCCCACTGTGGTAGTCCCTGCAAGAACCATATCCAAACGCTTCTTGAGTTCATCATAGGACTTGAAGTTAGTTGGAGCAGTAAACTCTGATAGAGGATACTCCTTCTTCCACACCTCTTCCAACTCATCATCATTATCAAAAAGAGCAGATGGTGATTCGAACTCTGACTTATCGTAGTTCCAATAACCTTCTACCTTACGAAGCTTCAACTTGAAGTTCGCACCTTCCCAGAAGTCAAAAGGATTGACCGCAGTCTCATCCTTAAACGCAGGTTGCATTGATTCCATGCACTTGTCAAAGATTTTCTTACCAAAGCGATAGAGCATCACCTTACCCTCGTTCTGAGGATTCGCAGGGTCTTCAACAACATAGATATTTGCAAAATATTGCAACTTACGCTTTTGCTTACGAGCAATCTCCTTATCTGACTCAACACCAGAGTTCCAGTATGCAGAGTTCATTTCAGACACAGGATCATTCTGACCAACGGTAGTGAGAGAGTTCTCAATATACCATTGACCTGTTGGACCTTGAAAAGCGTGGTTCCATACCTTTGCCCAAGGCATATCCTCACCCTCAACGGCAGGAAGGAAACGAATAACGGCATAACCATTACCACTCTTATCCATTACTGGCTTCCAGAGACGATCATCCACATAGGACTTCTTTTCTCCACCACCACCGTCTGCTTGAACTGCACCAAGCAGCTTGTCCAAAGAATTAGACTTCTTGAGTGTACTTAACGACATATGTATTCTCCTTATGTAATATATGTTTTCGTATGTTTATAGTTTAACTAATGTATCACAAAACTCTGCTTTAGTCAAGTATCTTAGATTATTTTCTTGAACAAATTCCTTTGTGGCATCTACCCAAGAAAACTGTACATCCTTGAACTCTCTAAAAACAGTTTGCATTTGGTTCTGCCAATTCACTGAATTGAAACCTCTTGCATCACTTGACAGATAATTATCTGTCCCTTTATACACGTTGTTCAACGGCTCATCATATGATGATAGGTCAAACCCCATGATATAAACTTCTGTTGCGCCCTGCTGACATGCAAGGTGCATAGCGGTGTTACCCGCTGACCATCCAACAGGAAAGTCAATCGTATTTATAGAATCTTCCTCATCCACATAAGTAATCCAGACACCCACATCCTTCTCCATTTTCATACGAAGGTCTTTCATATCCAAGCTTGGATTCTGATCAATTGCAGCAGAAATCTTATCCTGTAATGAAGAAGGGTCTTTCCCCGACACTACACAATGTTCTTTCTTAATCTTGCTCCTATGTATAAACTCCTTTGGAATATCATATCCCATAAACAAAACATCAGCAACTTCAGCAGGAAGACGTGACCAGTTTGCAAACCAACACTGATTATCCTTGTAGAAAGATGTTTCATAGATTTCTTGCTGCATACCATAATCAACTGCTACAAGGTTGTCTACCACCACATCACGATAGATTGCATTACAACCCCATGTGACAGCATTCACCTCATACTGTTTATCACTGAACCACTTGCGTGACTCACCATTGCCGATTACGACTGCTTTAGACAACGCTGATATCCGTCATGATAGGAAAAATCTTTGCAATCTCATAGGCACACGCAATCGCAATCTCTTGATGTTCTAGCTGTGTACCATTTGCACTCCTCAGATCGATATAATGCACCCATGAGCGCAGTGTGCCGTTCATGTACAGTCGAGATACAGTCATACCCTCTGGTAGCACTGCCCGTGCTTGCTCCTTGGCGATACCGTTCTCAATTGCCCACTCATATGTCTCCCGTGCTTGTCTACAAACCAGCATCTGTCTCATACGAAAGTCTTCATTGAGACGACGATCTTCCTCACTCAACTTAATACTGTTTTGCCTGTTCTTAGGGTCTTGCAAACGTGCATCCCTAGTCTCAAAAGCTAAGTCCTGAGTAGGATCGGCGTATCGTTGTGAAAATTCTTGAAACGAGAATGAACGATGCCGCAGGATTTGCCTTGCGATATCACGAGTTGTCTCAATCTCCAGACATGCACTAACCATCTCTAGGGGTGACCAGTGCTTATGCTTAATGAGATACTTGATCAGTTTCTCACTAGTATCTTTGTTGTTCTGATTGCCAGGATTAGATACTCTAGCACAATATGCAATAAGCTCCTGTGCATCATCCACACCAATAATATTATCTGGTGTAGAATGTGAAATCAATCTTACTTTCATAATATCTCCAATAAATGGTGCCGCCACGAGGATTTGAACCCCGGACCTGAAGTTTACAAAACTCCTGCTCTACCAACTGAGCTATAGCGGCACATCATTTATTTGTTAGTGGTTACCCGGCGTTGAGGTTTATAACCCTTTGGCCAAGTGGGTTGACGATTAGCAAGAGTAATAACTCGCTCCGACAGTTCGCCAGTTTTCACTGACATCTCAGCATTCTCAAACTGCAATGCTTTGATTTGGTTTTCTAGTTCCCGACACCGTGCCTCAAAGAACCCTTCTACTCGTTCCATCAAATGGACTCCTCTATGAGTTTTAATAGTCTTATCTTATACTGTTCTTGATCAATTGTCAAGAACCTTTCGTAATTATCTATGAGATTATTTAAATCATTCCATATAATATCATCCTCTAATGCTCTATCCCAATCAGGTCCAAAGTTGACCAGTTCATCTAATATGATCACTGTCTCTAGAGAGACTCGACCACCTAGAAACTCTTTCATTAATTTAGGGTGTTGTCCATTGTTTACTACGAACAAATCCTCAAACGCTTCTACAAGAGGTTTCATCTCTACCTCAAACAGATCAAAGAAACCCTGACGTTTCAGTTTCCATGACTCGTAGTTCTCATCATTGAAGTTGGCAATATACCCCTTCTTGTCCTTGATGAAATTTGCTACAAAGTAGTTCTGGATTTCTTGTTCTGTCTTGTACTTGCGTGATAGCTTTACAAAGAACGACCTGTCCTTACGTTTATAAAATGTATCACGTTTGATACGAGTCTTACCCTTGTATGTTACAAAGTCATAATTCCCCCTACCAAAGTGTGCCTTCATAGCACAGTACATTAGATAAACGTCAATCGGTTCCATTGTAAATACTTCTTAGTTTAAATAGGTAGTTGTGCCTGACGTGGTAAGAAATTGAGCTCTCTTGCGTTTGCTTCAATCTTCTCTTTGAGACTCTTGGAAATCAAACGCCCCACAGTATCAGGCTCAATATTTTGTCGGTGACAATAATCAAGAACTGCATCCATATGTGTGATGTTCTTGTCTATTGCAAGCTTTTCAATTTCCATTGAAAAGGCTTTTAATGTGCTTAATGCCATATATACTCCATTTATAAATGGGGGTTTTTAAAAGGAACCCCCTATAACCTTTTAGTTTCAGAAATTGTATGTTGTTTTCACACCAACAATTTTATCTCCAGCATTAAAATCCTTATCAAGATTAAATTCTCCATAAGGCCTAATACCAAAAGAATCATTTACATTAAATGTATATCCTGCTGCAAATTCAACATTAGAAATATTTTGATCATCCCAACTGAATTGTGGAGTGAGTGATAAATCAATACCTTTCATTTCAGCAGTAACACCAAAATCTGTGAACACCGTTTCATTCGTCACATTATATTCAGTGTCAGTACTAAAAGTAAAATCTACTGCTGACAAATTAGGAACAAGTGTCTTATTTTCTGCCTTTTCTTCTGCCATTGCAACCGTAGAAATACTAACTGCAAGTGCAGCTCCAATGATTAGTGCCTTCATTTATTTAGTCTCCTTAATTAATTTGTTTGGATGTCAAATGACATCATCCGTTAGTGACATTGTATACATAGTATATCAGGTTATTATCTTTTTGTCAATACCCTTTATTAATAAAGTGATGGGTATTCTGTTGCTAGGAACCCATCGAACCCCGAAAGATTATGCTGCTAGAGCGTAATCTCCCATAAATGCGTTATCGTTTGCATTTAGTTTATATAGTCATAACGTGACCAATCGGTAACTCCAGTCATCTATTGTCTGCATGTCGAAACCTGTTTCGCCCCCATAAGGTTTATGGTGGAGGCGTCCGGTACTGCCCCGGAGTCCATTACAGTTTTCAACTTCCTTCATCGTTACATCTGTATATATCTATCCCCAAAAGACCAGATATATAATTCCACTAAGTAAAGTGATATCAGCACAAATACTCCAAAGAATATATGCTCTAAGCATCCATTTACTTACTTTTCGTACTAGAGGGTTCTTCATCTTGAACCCCCACGATTAGCTGTTCCATATCAGTCTTCCTTTGATGGGTCAACTGGCGCATCAACTTCGATATCACCGTCCTTGATAGCTTTAGTTATTAGGGCAGCGAGGTTCCAATCGTATGTACCACCAAACTTTCCATCAGGGTCGTAGTCATCTTCTTTTTCTTCAGCCATATTGATTATCCTTGAATTGTATGTTATTTATACCACACAAAAAGAACAATGTCAACCCCCTAAAGAAGTTTTTTGTGCCCACTCTTTGGTGCCACTACTAATAATACACATAAAACTACCGTCACTTGACGACTCTGTAATGGTTGCTGAACCTGTTTCTTTGTTGATAAACACTATGGTTTGCAAACCCGTTTGAGCATTGCTAAACGTCATCACAGGATTTTCCTCATATTTCTTAATAGCATTTAACACAAAAGTAGAATTGCCACAGGCAACAACTTTATTCACAGGTGTTAATTGTGCATTACCTACTGTTGGGAACAAGCAGCAAATCATTATTGCTAGGAACGTAATCTTGAATGTCATTTTTCTCTCTCCATTCCGTAACGGTTTCTGTGAGAACATCAAGATACGAGTGTTTATCTTCTATAAACTCCTGCACAGTTCCATCTTCGGTAACAACTAAAATAACCACTTGGGAAATTTCAATACCAGTTCTTTCTCCGAACATCTCTGCATATGCAGAACCTTGAATGTAGTAGTTTTCATTCCACTCATCTTTACGTTCTTTGGTTGATGTTTTGAAGTCGATAATCGACGGCACACCATTGTACTCTGCAATACAATCAACCCTGCCCGCTACTTTATATTTATCACTATACAACCCTGCTTCTTGTGCATATATGTTATCTATATTACCAAGAACAGATTTTAATTGACTAAAAAGACAATATGGAAGAAAATTCTTTTTGTGTTTTGCCCATTTCGTGGGGAAATTGGACTCCATATTGTTGAGGTAATCTTCACACATATGGTGAACCTTAGTGCCACGATTTGCAGCAGTTCGTGCTACATGGTTGGCAACTTCATTACCCACTCTTTTACGCCATTCCATCAGACCTTTCTTATTACGAACTGATAGGACTGTTGTGATTGATGGGTACTTATTACCCTCTGGTGTTGTGTATAGACGAACACCATTTTGGTTTGTTGCCTTTATAGGGTGCAACTCAACTGGTACATGATTAAACATTATGTTAACACGATAATCCTTACTTGTAAATTCATTAATCCATTCCTATTCCTAGTTTAATTTTATTGATAAGATAAGACCGAACAAAGCCACTCCGTACAATATCACCGACAGTAAATTCCGTGCAGTTAAATTCGTCCATCTGTTCTAAGATTCGAAGAAAACTATGTAAACCATTTTTCTCATTTGTTCTTTGCAAATCACTTTGATCAAAGTCTCCACAGAACATAATTTTTGAGTCCTGGCCAACACGAGTGATGATTGTATCCAGCTCATGGAAGTTTAGGTTTTGACATTCATCTACTATAATGATTGCGTTATCAAATGTCAATCCTCTTAGAAAAGAAGTTGATAGAAAGTAGAGTGTACCTTGGCCCTTGAGACGGTCATATAAATTATTGAATGATTGCTCGTTAGGTTGCTCAAACATAAACTGTACCATATTCTGATATGGAATCTGATATAGTGCAGCCTTATCTTCCTCATCACCCGGCAGGAAACCAATTTCCCGTGTAGGAATAAGGGACCGAACAAGAATTACCTTCTCATATTTGGTTTTTAAATCCATAACTGCCTGCATTGCAAGATACAGCGCACTAAATGTTTTGCCAGTACCCGCAGCACCAAATAGGAATTGGTTCTTTGCATTCTTAAACGAATCAAACACTATCTTTTGATTTTCTGTGATAGGTTTGATTGTTACTAAACTACTTTGATTAATTTCTTTGTTCTTTTTAGTGCTTGCCATTGTATATCCTTGAAATAAGAGGGAGGCCTCCAAACGCAGGCCTCCCTCTGATGCATGGGCGGAGTGACTTCCCAGCTTGCGTAGACATTATGCGTCCCTTGCTGAAGTTTGATATCTCGCCTGCATCGATTATATTTATACTATATTACACCGTGTTTTTTGAGAACACTACGAGTTTTTTGCTGTTTGGTGGGTTCGCCACCGTAACGATCTGCAAGGGCAGAGCCGGGATGTGCAGCTGCAATCCGTTGAAGGTTCTCTGTCATACCACCGTCTTGTTTAGGACCAACCCCCATAATATGATCTCCCACATAGGCAAATCCACCGGGAACTTGATTGATATGAGGATTATTCTCCAAGAATTGCGCTCGTTCAGAATCAGACATCATCTCATTCCATTCTTTTTTTGTATTACGGTCATAAAATATATATGTAGGCATTATAAATTCAACTCCAATTGTTCCGGTCATAACCAAGTTCTTCTATTTTACGTTCTAACATTTCAACTCGTTTCAATAATTCTGATTCTATCTTAGTTGGACCAACGTACATTTCATCTTCACGAATTCGCCGCCCCATGTACTCCCAGTAACTCTCTCTTTGCATTAAACCACTCCGGTACAGCTCTGCTTTTCCATGTAGCAAAGTTTGATTTCTCTACTATATAGTATTTCTGATAAGCAATCACAGTGTCATCACCTTTGCACTCTTCGGGCATACACTGAGGTGGATCAGAAAAGAATGTTTCAAAATTCATATTCTTGGGAGACTTAAACAATGGTGCAAGCAACCGTTCTGTAGCATGGTGTTTGCCATACCGATAAGTGTACTCTACCATGAGAGCAACCATGTGATCATACAACCATGTGTAATTTTCCAAACTGGAACGAACCCAGATAGTGCTAGGATGGTTCTTATGCGCCAGTTTATACAGACCCCTACGATCCGCATACTCATCCCCGTCAAGGACACGATGCGCTGTAGAGAGCATCTGTGCGCTTTCTAGGATCATTTTAACCACATGCTTATCACACATCATCTGTGCAGCAATTACAGGGTCACGGTCTAGATAAAAAATATTCATTCTTCTTTCCTTGTTTCATCCAACAATAACATCTTACCTCTTTTCTCATCAATTGTCAAGACCCTTTCAGTCTCAATCATATCAATAATTAAGGTGGTAATATCAACCTCTTTATTCAACTCGCCAATTTTCCTTTGCAGTCTTATTAGAGTCTCTTGATAATAATCAAT